AATGTCCACCTCTCTCTCCACCGCAGCAATCGCCAGCTTCGACGCTGATGTGAAGCACGCCTATCAGGATATGGGCAAGCTGCGCGATACCGTGCGGATCAAAACCGGCGTCGTGGGCTCGACCCACCGCTTCCCGAAACTGGCCGCTGGCCTGGCAACCCGCCGCGTCAAGCAGACCGACGTTGTGCCGATGAACCTCGCGCACACCAACGCGACCGCAACGCTCGAAGATTGGAACGCCGCCGAATACACCGACGTGTTCGATGATGCGAAAACCAACATCTCCGAGCGCGAGGAGCTGGCCGGTTCCATCGCCAAGGCGATCTCGCGGCGCGAGGATCAGCTTATCATCGACGCGCTTGAAGCCACCTCCACCACGCTGACCGTGGCAAGCTCCATCGGCGGGGGCAACTCCAACCTGAACGTGGACAAGCTGCGCCGTGCATCGCGCCTCCTGGGCGACAACGGTGTGGGCGAGGACGAGGATATCACCTATGTTGGCTCCTACGCTGGGCGTGAGGGACTTCTGGGCGAAACCGAGGCCACCAGCGCGGACTTCAACACGGTGCGCGCCCTGGTCAACGGCGATATCTCGCAGTTCCTCGGCATGTCGTTCAAGTGGATCGCGTCCCGCGCCGAAGGCGGGCTCGACCTGACCGGCGGCGACCGCACCACCTTCGCCTATGCGAAGTCGGCAATCGGGCACGCAATCGGCATGGATCAGCGGATGGAGGTCAACTACATCCCGACCAAGACGAGCTGGCTCGCCAACATGCTGTTCTCGGCCGGTTCCATTGAGATCGACGCCGGTGGCGTGGTCGAGATCACCTGCGACGAGGACGGCGCATAAGCGCCACCAGGGGGCGGGCCTAGCGCTCGCCCTCTCCTGAAACTTTACCTGGAGAAGCAACATGGCTTTCAACCTGCAAGGACTGGAGAACCACAGCGGCTCCGGCGGTGGCATCAAGATTTTCAGCTACAACGCCGGGACCGACGCGAAAGCGGCCGTCAAGGGCGCGGGATACTTCAACACCGCCGCCGACATTCTGAGTGTTGGCGACCGCATCCTGATCCACGCCTCGGACGCCGATTTCGACGCTCATGTGTCGGCAATCAGCGCCGGTGTCGTGACCATCGCGGCAATCGACGCCTTCGCCTAATCCGCTGGGGTGTGGATGCGAGGGACGGGCCGGGGCTGTCATGGCCCTGGCCCTTTTTCTTAGGGGGCTGACATGACGGACAGCAGAGTGGACGTGGCATCGCAAGCGCTGGCTCGCCTGGGCGAACCGGCGATTTCTTCGTTTGAGGAGGACAGCGACACGGCCGAAAAGGTCAACCAGCTCTATGAGCCGACGATCCTCCAGCTCTTGAGTTCCTACGACTGGAGCTTTGCCACGCGGCGCAAGGTGCTGGCCGAGGACGCGGCGGGCCTGCCGCTGAACGAATGGAAGCGCGCCTTCCTTCTGCCGACCCTGCGCACGGATCGCGTGGGCAAGCCTCTGTCCGTTTTCAATTCGACGCAAACTCGCGCGCCGCAGGTGTTCTTCTACGAGATACAGGAGCGCTGGCTGTTCGCGGACTATGACCAGGTGGTGATCGAATACATCTGGCGCGTGCCGGAAAGCCAATGGCCGGGCTACTTTCACACGCTCGCAATCGAGGCCATTGCCGCGACCCTGGCGCTGCCCGTCACCGAGAACGCCAGCAAGGAACAGCTCCACCGGCAGATCGCCTATGGCAATCCGAGCGAGTTCGGGCGGGGCGGCTTGCTTCGCACCGCGACCGAGGCCGACGCCACCGGCGATCCGACCCGCTCGCTCCTGGACGATCACGATCCGATCTGGGGCGCGCGCTTTGGAGGGTATCGGTAATGCCGACGAGCCGACACATTCAGACCAGCCTTTCGGCCGGAGAGTTCGACCCGCTCCTCTGGAGCCGCGAGGACGTGTCGTTCTTCTACAACTCGGCCAGGATCATCGAGAACGCCGTGCCTCTGCCCCAGGGCGGGGCCAAGCGCCGCGAGGGGTGGCGGTATCGAGCGCTCCAGCGCGGCCCGATCTCGGAGATCAGCCTGGGCGGCGCAACCGTCACCGGCACCAACGGCGGCACCACCGGCAACCTCACCGACGGCGACGAGACGACGCTTTTCCAGACTGGATCGAGCAAGGCGATCAGCGGCATCTCGAACGCCAACCCGGCCGTGGTGACGGCCACCGGGCACGGATACTCGACCGGCGACCGCGTGCGGATCGACGGGGTGGAGGGCATGGGCGTGCCAAGCGGCGTCACCGCCTCGATCACCAACGCGACCCAGGCAAACCCCTGCGTTATCACAGCGGCAGGGCATGGGTTTTCGACCGGCGACACCATCGAGATCACCGGCATCTCCGGCATGACAGAGCTGAACAACGACACTTATACGATCACGGTGCTGACCAGCGACACGTTCTCCCTGGATGGAACCAACAGCACCGGCTTCACGGCATACTCGACGGGCGGAACGGCCGAGCAAATCCTGGCAACCTCGATCAACGGCCACCAGGGCGCGATCACGGTGCTGACGGCCGACACCTTTTCGCTCGATGGCTTCGACAGCTCGGCGCTCGGCTCCTACAGCTCGGGCGGCACGGCCGTGAAGGGCATCGGAACCGCGACCGCATACGAGGTGCTGCGCGTCGATCTCGGATCGGCACAGGCTGTTTCCCTGGTGGATGCGCGCGATCTGCGCGTGGTGGAGTTCCCGGCCGGGGTCACGTCGGCCGATCTGACCTTGCAGCGCAGCTCCGACGGGTCGACCTGGACGGATGCGGCAACCTTTTCCGTGGGCAACGTGGCCTATGACCGGCGGTTCGCAGCGGCTCCAGATCAGCTCCTAGGCACCGCGCGCTACTGGCGCGTGATCGTGGACAACCCCTCTGCCGTCGATCTCAAGGGCGCAACCGTCGAGCTGTCCCAAGTCGAGATGCACCTGGAGGCCGGATATAGCAGCGGCGCGACCGTGGGGCAGTTCTCCATCCACCGCCTGACCGCGACGATCCAGGACGAGTATATCCTGGTGCTGACGGCCGGGTGCTGCGACGTGTTCCGAGGCAGCGACGGCGCATGGGTGGCCTGCGCCGCGATCCCGCACACCGACCCCCAGGCGGCAGCGGCCAAGAGCGCGCCGAACCTGGATACGCTGATCCTCTACCAGCAGGATCAAGCGCCTTGGGTGGTGCAGCGCCTCGGCAGCGACACCGACTGGCGCTCGAACGCCCTGGCCTTCGACACCATCACAGAGTTCTCCTTTGACAGCGGCAACGTTGGCGGCGGCGAGAATGAAATCCAGTTCCTGCGCTTTGACGACATGGCGAGCGGGCACAAGCTCCTGGTCGAATACAACGGCGAGGCCAGCGACGAGATCGTGTGGACAGGCACGGCATCGACCAACGCGGCCAACCTGGAGGCGGCAATCGAGGGCCTGACCGATATCACGTCGGTGACGGTGCGCGTGAACGAGGGGTCGGGCGCGAACGCAGAGCTGGAGGTCGAGTTCACCGGCAAGGATGGCAAGAAGCCCTGGCCGATCCTGGTGATCGACATTCTGACCGGCGACGGCACGGTGGTGCTGTCCCGCAAGCAGTTCGGCAAGAAGGACTTTGACGCGCTCTGGAGCGCAACGCGCGGCTATCCGGGCTGCGGCACGTTCTACCAGGGCAGGCACTGGATGGGCGGTTTCAAGGCGCGCCCCGACGTGCTGGTGGGAAGCCGGGCGGGCGCGCTGTTCGACTTCAAGGAGGACGCGGACCCGGTGGCGGCATCGCCTATCGTGGTCGCGCCGAACATTGACGATCAGGTGACGATCCAGAACATCTATCCTGGGCGGCACCTCCAGATATTCACCAGCTCGGCCGAGCTTTATGTGCCGGACGAGCCGATCACCATCGACAACATCGCGCTCAAGGTGACGAGCCGCCACGGATCGAGCCCAGAGGTAAAGCCGGTGGACGTGCAGGGCGGCACCATGTTCGTGGACCGCAACGGCCGGGCGCTGCGCGAATACCTGTTCACCGACACCGAGCAAAGCTACTCGGCCGAGCCGGTGTCGCTCCTGGCCGGGCACCTCATGTCGTCGCCTCGATCTCTGGTGTTGCGGCGCGCGCGCGACGTGGACGAGCCAACGCTTCTCCTGGCGGCGAACACCGGCACCGACCGCAACGGCAACGAGGTGCCAGCGGCCATGATCGTGATCGACCGCGCCCAGCAAGTGACGGGCTTCTTCCGCGTCAAGACGCAGGGCAAGCCGCTGGAGTTCGCCACGACGCAAGGGGGCGAGGCGTTCGCGGTGGTCGAGCGCGATCTGACCGGGGCGAAGTGGCATTTCCTGGAGCAGTTCGATGATGCGTTCATGTCGGATTGCAGCATCTCGATCTCTGGCTCCGGCTCGACCATCGACGTGTCGGCCTATCCCTGGCTGGAGGGGCAGGAGGTTGAGGTGCATGGCGACGGCTTGCCGCTCGGTGCCTTCACGGTGGCCTCGGGCTCCATCGACCTGGGAACGGCGACCTATGCCAGCTCGGCCGAGGTGGGCTTGCGTCAGGTGCCGCGCATTGTGCTGCATCCATACAAGGGCAAGGGCGATCTTTCCCCGACCATGCAGAACATGCGCGTGTTCCGTGCCCTGATCCAGCTCGAACGCACCGGCGCGGTGGCGATCACCGGGCACGACGGGGGCAGGCCGCGCCAAGTGTCGCTCCAGAATTACGACAGCGGATTGATGGACCCGACGCTGGAGGAGGTGCTGTTCACCGGCCCGAAGCGGATCGGCGGGCTTGGCCGCTGGCAGAAGGAGCCGACGGTGGAGATCACCCAGATCGAGCCTATGCCGTTCCTCCTGCGGTCGATAACCTATGATGTTCGCTTTTGAAGGGGGAGGCCATGTCGATTACTGAAACCACGAGCCTTTTGCTCAATAGCGCGAGCCAAACCGGCAGCGGTTGGGCAGCGGAAGTATCCCAGCGAAAAGCGCTTTCCGCCCTTGTTGATGTACGCCTGCCACAGGCCGGACGGCTTGTGCATGGACACGCCAGTATAGCCAGACGTGTTGTCTCGTTTCATCGCGCGGTTCATGGCGTTCCTTTGGCCGCTGACGCTTTGAAGATTGCATATTCGGTTGTCCGTGCGATCTCCGTTGATGTGGTCAATCTGATCCGGCCAGCGCCCATGATGCAGAGCAAACGCAACGCGGTGAGCCAAGAGGTTCTTTCCCTTGAACCATCCGCACCTGTAGCCTTTCCCGTGGACGACGGAAAACGCGGGCTTGCCGGTGCTTTTTCGAGTTATGATCCCGGTGTCGGGATTGTAAGAAAAGGCGGATTGCAGTTTTTCAATCATGCCACGTCTTACCACAGAGCGGAGGTGGCGTAAATGGCAACAGTTTTCATGGCAATCGGGACGGCGGTATCCAGCGCCGCCGCCTCCGTTGGCACAATGTTTGCGGGCGCTGGTGCAGCGAGTGGCGCTGCGGCTGCGGGAGCAACGGCGGCGACGGCTGGCTCCGGTGTCGTCACGCTGTCCCAAGTATTGAGCGCGGGGTCGGCCCTGGCGGCAATCGGGCAGGGCGTAGCCGCGAGCCGGGCCGCGAAGGATCAGGCGGCGTTCGCCAAGGTGCAAGGGCTCCAGGAGCAAGCCCAGGGCGCGGCGCAATCGCGTGACCTGGCGCGGGAATATGCCGAGCTGACCGGCGAGCAAAAGGTGATCCAGCTTGCCAACGGCCTGGATATCGGGATCGGCACGCCGGTGAACGTGGCCGAAAGCACCAAGCGCTTGGCCGAGCGGAACCTGGACGTGACCAGGAGCAACGCGGACAACCGCGCCGCAATGTCCCGCCTTCGGGCGCGGGGCCTCATGTCCGAGGCGCGATCCTCGATGCTGGCGGGCTTCGGCCGCGCGGCACAGATCGGCGTCGATGCGTATCAACTGACGGGGTAAACCATGCCTTCAATTCGCCGCTACGGCCCTGCCCTTGTCACTCCCCAGGTTTCGCCCCAGCCACAGCTCGGGCGCGGCCGCGAGCAGACCTTCGCCGCGTTCCAGGATATCCTCGGATCGGCCAACAGCTTCATTCGCCCGGCCGTCGAGCAGGTGCAGACCGCACGCGGCGAGCAAGAGGCTTTAGCCGCGGTTGACGAGCGCGGCCCGCAATGGGGCCTGCGGCAGCTCCAGGGGCGCGGCACGACGGTGACAATGGGCGCGCAGGGGGATGGGCTCCAGCCCGGCCCTACGCGCGTCAGAGCGGCAATCGCGCGCGCTGGCGAGGCGCACGGCGTCGA